GTCCTCGGTGCTCGGTGGAATCACCCCATCGAGAAGACCGACCCGACCGTCACGGGTGCCTCCGTCGTGCTGACCACGAAGGAGTTCACCGACGTCCACGCGAAGACGGGCGCCGTCCTGTCGCCCGAGATCGTGACCTGCCTCGCCGTCCGCAACCCCGACGCCCCGGGCACGACCCCGTGGGCGCCCGGCGCGGCCAAGACGGTGGCGGGCTACAAGGGCGTGGTCGACGAGTACCTGCCGAAGGTGACCGGCACCGGCGCGGACGCCCTCGGCGGCTGCGAGCCCGGTGAGGTCTGCTGGCTCGTGATTCAGGGTCCGTACACGGACCCGGCCACGAACAAGCGGCAGCGGATCAACGTCGTCAACGGCACCGCGGCGCCCGTCACGCGACTCCTCGCCGACGGCACCGAGGAAGAGGTCGAGGTGGTCGTCGACCCGACCGCCGACACCGACGCGACCACGACGACCCCGACGATCCCCTGACCCAAGGTGACCCCATGAAGCGATTCCTGATCGGCGCCCTGCTGCTGGCCTTCGCCCCGATGGCGTTCGCTGGTGACACGGTGGAGCACACCGACGCCCGCGACCGCCTCGAACTTGGTCACCAGATCAAGCAGTCGAAGCAGGAGATGCGGCGGGAGCGGCGGGCCGCGCGGGCCCGGTTCTACGCCTCCAAGTACGAGGAGCGCGCCAAGGCTCTCCGCACCGAGGACCGTGCGCTGGAGAAGGCCAACAAGGACACCCCGACGGAAAAGTGATCTCGGTCGGGCCCGGGCCTGACTGACCTCGCGGGCGGCGGGATGGCAGGAGGCCGCCCCGTCGCCCGTTCTCATAGGTGAGCCGCATGCTTCAGTACGGACCCGTCAACGAGTTGAGCAGCCGGGGCGAGGTTTCCTCAAGCGGCTCTCGCTCCGTCAACTACGACCACTCCGGTCAGGACGCCGCCTACAAGGTCGGCGACGAAGCGGCCTCCCTACAGGCATCGCAGTTGTCCAACCTCCACCGAGGGGACATCGAGGGCTCGCTCGCGACCGGCAGGCGCATCGCCGAACTCAAGGACTACCTCGACGGCTTCGCCGCGACCGGCGGCCAAGGCGGCCTCTACAAAGGCAAGATGGTCCTCCCGGGCACCCGCATCGACAGCGAGAGCAGTTCGTCCAGCGGCAGCGTCTCTCGCGGCGGAGTCGCCTCGTACCACGACCCGAACAAGAAGGAGCAGGCATAGCCATGGCCGACACCTACGAGTCCGACGCCTACGAGTCCGACTGGGACGAGTCGTACGACGACTACTACGCCCGCCAGCAGCAGGCGCAGGAGCGGCAGGCGTACGAGGCGGCCATGCACGCCCGCGGCGCCAATACCGACACCCGCGGCACCGGGCAGATGCTCTCGGCCAGTCAGATGATGACCGGCATGTACGGTCCCAACCGTGAGGCGGAGAAGTACGCCGCCCGAGAGGCGTGGGAGGCGCAGCAGGCCGCCAGCCGCCGAGCGTACGACGACACCCGTCGCCAGCAGCAGTTCGAGAAGAAGGCCATCCAAGAGGAGGCTGCCCGCCGGAAGTTCGACTCCGGCACGCAGCGCCAACTCGGGATGTACGCCGAGGACACGAAGCGGGAGCACTCGAAGAACGTCACGGGTGCGATGAACAACGCGACCAACTCGATGGCCTCCGTGATGGGCAATCTGGCTGGTGGCGCACAGAACACGCCCGGCATGAGCCTGTACGGGGCGGGCGGCCAGCGGATCGGGGGCGGGGGATTCAGCCCGGGCAAGAGCCCGCTGTCGGGCCTGCTCGGGTAGGACAAGTCCGGCGCTCGCCGGACGCTCGGGGCCCGGTCGGGAGGACGCTCCCGATCGGGTTTCCATCGCGAGGAGGTGCCCTGTGGGGCCCGGCGAGAAGTGCTGCGTCGAGTGCGGTGACGTTCGTCCTGACGACGACGTCATGTTCCCGGTGTACCGCAAGCAGAGGACGATGTGCCTCGCCTGCGTTGCCAAGAAGCGCAAGGTCGCCCGGGAGCAGAGGAACGAGACCCGCGCCCGCAAGATGGCGCGGATCGAGGGGAAGGCCGTCGACACCCTCATCGCCTCGGCCCGGTCCGGCGGCGCCACGGTGCCTCACTCGGCGGAGTTGCTTGAGCAGTTGATGGACTACTTCGGCGGCGTGGCTGGGTTCTCCAGCATGCTGCTGAAGCAGTACTTCGACGCGAAGCCCGGCAGCGCAGCCCGCACCAAACTGCTTGAGATGGTGACCCGCCTCGTGACGACCAATGCCGAGCAGGGCGGATCGAAGAAGCCCCTCACGTTCTGGACCGAGGACGAGTTGAACTCCGAGATCGAGCAACGACTGATCGACGCCGCGGCCTCGATCAGCCTCCCGGCGCCCGCTGTCCCAGCACTGGAGGTGGTCGATGCAACCGCTACCGAAGCCGCCGGGTAGGCCATCCAAGTTCGCGCAGGATCGCCTGCGGGAACTACAGGCCGAGATCAACGAGCGGCGGATCGAGGCGCTGAAACTCTACACGCCCTCGCCGATGCAGGACGAGTTCCACAAATGCCGCGCCAGCGAAGCGCTCGTGATCGGGGGGAATCGGTCCGGAAAGTCACTCTGCACGTTCGTCGAGGACGCTCGCGCCGCCACGGGGCAGGACCCCTACGGCAAGTACCCCGAGAAGGACGGGCTGCTGGTGATCATCGGCCGGAACTGGACCCACATCGGGCTCGTGGCAGTGCCCTACCTCCTGAAGGCCGGGGCGTTCAAGATCATCCGCGACGAGCAGACCAACAAGTGGAGGGCCTTCAACCCGACCACGGATGAGGCCCGCAAGCACCTCGCGAAGCCCGCGCCGCCGCTGATCCCGCCGCGGATGATCAAGACCATCTCGTGGGTGCTGAAGTCCAGCAACTACTGCAACAGCATCGAACTCCACAACGGCTGGAAGATTCAGTTCTTCAGCGCCGAAGGGGAACCTGCCCAAGGCTACGCCGCCTCACTGATCCACATCGACGAGGACGTCGGGAACGACAACATCCTCCCCGAGGCGCAGGCCCGGCTCGCCGACAAGAAGGGGCGGCTGGTCTGGTCGGCCATGCCCCACTCGAAGTCGGAGTCGCTGCTGTCCCTGTCCGAGCGCGCCGACCGCGCGGAGGAGGCAGGCACCGCCGAGACCACCATCAAGAAGTTCACGCTGCGCTTTCTCGACAACGCTTGGATCGACTCGACCGAGAAGTCCAAGATGCTGGAGCGGTGGGCGGCGCAGGGCGAGGACGTGCTCCGGATGCGCGCCGAGGGCGAGTTCATCACGGACTCCGTCCTCGTCTACCCCAACTTCGCCATGTCTGTCCACGGGTTCCTGCGCGAGGACCTGCCGGACTCGCAGGTTCCCGCGGACTGGACCCGCTACGTCGCCATCGACCCGGGGCACTCAGTGACCGCCGCCCTGTTCGCGGCCGTCCCGCCAGACAACTCGATGATGCTGATCTACGACGAACTGTACATCCGGCAGTGCTCTGCCGCGATCTTCGGTGCCAAGTTCGCGGAGAAGGCGCAGGGCCAGACCTTCTACCAGTGGATCATCGACATGCACGGCGGCCGGATCACGGACATCGGCTCCGGCCGGGCCGTGGTCGAGCAGTACATGGAGCAGATGCGCCTGTTCAAACTGCGCTCCCTGACGACGGGGGCGGGGTTCTTGGCGGGCTGCGATGACATTCAGGCCCGGACCTCCGCGGTCCGCACGGCGCTCCACATCCGGCCAGACGGCAAGCCGCGCCTCCGAGTGCTGCGCGGGGCCTGCCCGAACCTTGAGCGGGAACTGCGGCGCTACCGGAAGAAGACCCACTTCATCAACGGGCTGTCCGTGGTGAGCGACGAGCCGAACACCCGCGGCGAGGTGCATGCATGCCAGTGCATGGAGTACTTGGCAGCGACGGAGCCGAAGTACCGATCGCCTCCGAAAAAGGACGAGTCTGATACGACCCCCGAGTGGATAATCAACTACATCGCGCGCAAGACCAAGAACCGGGCGGGTGCGTGCGTCTATTTGGGCCCGGAGTCCGACGCCAAGGCGTCAAGCGAGGAGGCGACGAATGTCGAGCAGTACGAGTGGGTCTGACTTCCCGACGCAGACGGTGGAACTCGGGGACATGGTGCTGTTCTACAGCAACGTCCTGAACCAGAAGGACCCGGTGATCGGCTGGGTCTCCCGTCGCCCGGGCGTGAACACGGTGTTCATCCTGACCTTCTCTCCCGACGAGGGGTTCGTCGAGAAGCCGTCGGTGCGTCACGCGGACGATCCGGGTCTCGTGGACAACTCCGCGTGGCGGCAGTGGGGCTGCTGGCGCTTCCACCCGGCAACGGAGACGCTGAAGAAACTGCGGACCATGATGCCGCAGGTCGTCTCCGTGCTGGCCCGGAACCAGCAGAGCAGCAAGAAGGCCGAGTGACGCCATAACGAGGGTGGAGGCCACGGATGGCGGAAGACGATCTCAAGGAGGACAGGGGCGACGGGGAGGACCTCAAGCAGGCTCCCCTGAACCCTGCCTCGCCACTGAAGCCGATCGCGCAGGCGTGGCTGAAGAAAATCTCGTCTGCGAAGAAGGCCAAGTCGGCGTTCGACTCGGACGCGAAGGAGGCGATGCACTTCTTCGACGGCGGGCCACGGTGGTTCTTCGAGAACAGCAACCGCGGCCTCACCCTCATGTCGCGCCCCACCCCGGCGCCCGCGTTTCGCCTCACCGTGAACCGCGTGTGGGAGGTCGTGAAACTCATCGGCGCGGTCATCTACAACCGCAACCCGGTCCGCACTGTGACCCCGCGGAAGTTCCCGGTGATCCCGCCGCAGATGGTGGGCGTCGACCCGGAGGCGTACCAAGTCGACCCGATGACCGGGCAGTCGATGCCGGACCCACGGGTCATGCAGTTCATCGAGGCTTCGCAGGCGATCGACGCAGCGGACCAGACGAAGCGCATGGTCGCTGAGTTGATGCAGGCGTACCTGAACTGGACGCCCATCGAGAACAACCTGATCTCCCATGGGCGTCAGGTGGTGGACGAGGCCCTCATCAAGGGCGGCGGCGTGCTGTGGACCGAGGCCGTCGAGCAGCAGAACATTCCGCCCGCCGAGCCGACCCTCGTCATCGGATCGTTCTTCGACTCGGTCGACAACCTGCTTCTGGACCCGGACGCGCAGGTGATCGAGGAGATCACATGGTGCGCCAAGAAGTGCGTGCTCCCGATCGATCAGGCGGCTCGCATGTTCGGCCTCCAGCGAGCGGACCTCAAGGCGAACTTGGAGTCGTACGACTCGACGTCCCGACACACCGACGAAAAGACGGGCGACTCCCGGTCGGGCAAGAAGCGCACCGGGAAGACGAACGACCTCGTGACCTTCTACAAGGTCTGGAGCAAGTGCGGCTTCGGCGACCGCCTCAAGGACGCCAAGAAGAGCGACCGCGGCGTGTTCGATCCGCTGGGCGACAACTGCTACATCGTGGTCGCCGAGGGCGTGGACTACCCGCTCAACGTCCCGCCATCTGCTCTGGATGAGGAACTCGACGAGGAGGGCATGCCGCAGTCCCTGCGCATCCGGACCTCGTGGCCCATTCCGCTGTGGGCTGACAACGGCGGCTGGCCGTTCGAGATGTTCGCGCCCCACCGCAAGCCGAACGCGCTCTGGCCCGTGAGCCACATCCGCCCGGGGATCGGGGAACTTCGATTCTTGAACTGGGGAATGTCCTTCCTGATGACTCGCATCGCCACGTCGTGCGAGACGATCATCGGCGTGTCTAAGGCGGCGGACTCGGACATCAAGGGCCAACTCCTCGCCCCGTCGGAGAACGGCTTCAAACTGCTGGAGATCAGCGAGTCGCTCGGCCGATCGGTCAGCGACATCGTATCGGTCTTCGCCGTCCCCGGCGTGACGCGGGACATGTGGGACATTTTGGCCGCCGTGGCGGAGCAGTTCGACAAACGAGTCGGTCTCACCGAACTCGTGTACGGCTCCACGCGGAACCAGATGCGCTCGGCCAGTGAGGCGCAGGTCAAGCAGGACAACCTGTCGATCCGGCCCGACGACATGGCCCAAAACTTCGAGGACTTCATGTCCCGGGTCGCCCGCAAGGAAGCGATGGCCGCCCGATGGCTGCTGCGCCCGCAGGACGTGTCCCCGGTGCTCGGTCCGCTCGGCGCCGAGGCGTGGGCCATGCACGTCACGCCCAAGGATGGGATGAACTTCTCGTCCATCACGCGCGAGTACGAGTACACCATCGCGAGCGGCTCGGCCCGTCGCCTCAACAAGCAGGCGGAGATGGACCGCATGGCGATGGCGTTCCAGACCCTTGGGCCGCTGCTCCAGCCGCTGGTGGGCGCCGGGGTCGTCGGTCCGATGAACGCACTGATCGACGCTTGGGCCAAGGCCAACGATCTCGACGCCACCCCCTTCCTGATCCCGCCTCCCCCGCCGCCTCCGCCAGTTCCCGGCCCCCCTCCACCGGATGGCGTTGAAGGCGGCGGGGAGGCCCCGACCAACCCCGAGGAGCCGATGAATGGACCTCCCGTTTGAGATCGCGTCCGCTTCGCCCGAGGCGCAGGCGCACTACCGGAAGATGATCGCCGACGGCCAGACGCCGCGGTTCGCCGAGATGTGCGCGCTCCAGATCGCGCCGGGCGTCCACGGCACGGACGACTCGTTCATGCAGGGCCGCAAGAACGCCGAGTGGCTCGACAAGATTCCCAAGCGGCAGGCCCAGTGGATGCTGCGGGA